GATACCCTTCTGTTGCTTTCCTATAGCCACTCCCTTAACTCTTCGCCCAGTATTTCATTTGCGATATTTATTTTACTCTTTAATGCCTTTACAATCTTTTCGTCTACAGTGTTTTCACAAATCAAATCGATGTAAGTTACTTTATTTACTTGTCCAATTCTATGCGCTCTATCTTCTGACTGTAATCGTTTTTCAAGATCATAATTATTCGAATAATATACCACAGTACTTGCCGCAGTTAAAGTAATACCATAGCCACCAGTCTGCGTATTACCTATAAAAAACCTAGTTTCTGACTCTTTATCTTGGAAACGGGTAATATTTTTCTGTCTTTGTTCTTGTTTTGTCTTACCATAATAAGTGCAATAACTATTGGGACCAAACGTTTTTTCTATTTCTTTAGAGATTGTTTCTAAGTCTTGTACATAGTTTGCCCAAATAATAACCTTACCTTCACACTCTTCTAGTACGGACATTAATTCTTTTAGTCTGTTGTTCTTTAAGACTTTAATATTACCTTCATCAGTTTTTAAATGACCACAAGTAATTTGATGTAGACGTAACAATTGTGTAAGCACACTTACCGTAGAACACACTTCGCCACCTAACTCAGCTAAAGCTAACCGGCGCATACTGGTGTAAGCACGTTGTTGTTCGGGGCTAAGTTCAACAATTCTTTTTTCATAAACTTTGTCGGGTAAATCTAAACAATCTTCTTTTAAAATACGGTACGAAAATTTACTAACGATGTCGGATAGCTCACCTAAGTTACGATAACTATTGTGTGGTCGAACAATGCTCAACGGACGCCCACCAACGTTAATAGTCTGCATGTTAGCGTAACGTGCACGGAAGGTATAAAAAGAACTATGCCCTAATAATTCGGGGTCAAGAAACTCGCATTGTGAGTACAAGTCTAACGGACTTTTAGTAACGGGACTTCCAGTCATAATACGGCGGTACTTCGCCATGCGACTTATACGGACAATGTTCAGTGTACGCTGGACGCCGGGCGATTTGATGGTAGTGCTTTCGTCGATAGCAAACATAGAGTTGTACGCGCTTAAAAACTTCTCCGCTTCTTCTGTGCCGGGGGCAGAAGAAAATGCTTCCACATTCATCACAAATAAAGTTAACGCAGGGTCACGGGTATCCGCATACAATTGATCTAATAGTTCTTGATCTTGTTTAGTTCTAGAACTAGGTGCAACCCATTGAAACGTTCGGCATAAAATATGATCAGGTAGATGCGTAGGTATCTCTTGAACAATCCAATTTTTGTACACGCCTTTTGGTGCTACAATAATGGCACCATTGATTCTGCCCTCATCATACAACATACCAATATTGTCTAATAAAATTTTAGATTTACCAGTACCCATTTCGCAAAACAACGCGTAATCACGTTTTTTACTGCATTTTTCTAACGCATCAAGTTGATGTTGATACGGCGTAGTTTTAAATTTGTAGTCCATAAGACTCAAATCCTTTCTGTTATTGCATTTTATGCATAAATATATTACTTTCTATTTACACAAGTAATCTATATAAAGGAAGTTGTCAAGAAAGTATGACTGTATATTGTATCCAAGAGCCTCCGGGCACAGCAGAAGGTAATCCCAAATATAATGTGATGAAAGCATTATCTTTTGGAGAAGTAAAATTTCTCTTGACAGAAAGAGCACAGTTAGTATATAGTGCTGGTAGCTTAATAAATAAGCTCAGAAAGTTACTACGGGATTTTAACGATGAAGATTATGTTCTTCTAGTTGGTGATCCAGCAATCATTGCGGCTACGGCGGCATTAGTTGCAGATATAAACCACGGCAAATTTAATGTGTTGAAGTGGGATCGTATGGCTGGAAAGTATTATCCGTTAAGCATAAATTTATATCAGAAAGAGGATAAAGATTATGAATGAAGTAGATTATAATGGTGATTTAATTGATTACGCCAAAGATGAATTAGGGAAGGTAGATGATTCGCAACTCCTTAGTATCGCTAGCTGTTGTCAAAGATTGGTCGATCTTGAGAACGAAGCAACTACCCTCGAGGATCAATTGAAACACATAAAAGAAGAAATGTTAAGTGTTCGGAACGAAAAAATACCTTCGTTAATGAAAGAAAAAAACTTGACACAACTAAAATTAAGTGATGGAAGTGCCATAGAAATAAGAAATTTTTACGGTATCAGTGTGCCAAAAGATCCCGACGAACGGGCTGAGGCATATCAATGGCTTCGTGACCATGACTTAGGTGATATTATTAAGAACGAAATATCAGCTAGATTTGGTCGTAACGAAGACGGGAAGGCATTGGAATTTTCCAAGTTAGCCACCGCCAATGGGTATGAAGTTCAACAAGATTTAAAAGTTGAGCCTATGACCCTTAAAGCAACTCTACGGGAACTGCACGAAAAAGGTGCCGATCTACCACCCCAAGAGATTTTTAAAACGTTTGTTGGTAGGCAAGCAAAAGTAACAAGGAAAAAATAACAATGAACAAAGTAACAAAAACAACGGATAAAAAAACAGAAGTAGCAACTTTAGACGTAAGTATGTTTACTCCAGCGGCAGGCGAAGTCACCGGATTTGAGAATATCAATTCTGCTGACGACGTGGCAATACCTTTTTTAAGGGTGTTAAGTCAACTGTCGGGTCAATGTAATAAAGCTAGTAATGGCTACATGCAAGGTGCTGAACCGGGCATGATTTACCAAACCATTGACAAGAAACTATACGACGGAGAAGAAGGAGTCGATGTTATTCCTTGCGGATACAAACGAGAGTTTGTTGAGTGGGATGCTAATCAACAAGGTAAGTTGATTAAAGTACATGGTGCTGATATCGATTTAGGGCAAACGTCTAGAGATGCAAACTATGTTCTTAGAATGGCTAATGGGAATACCCTTAAAGAAACTACACGACACTACGTGATGATTCTTGACAAAGAAGAAGGTGTAAAGAAAGCACTGATAACTATGGCGGGTACTTCTATTAAACAAGCTAAGGCATGGAACTCCATGATGGATGGTATACGACTACAAGGCAAAGATGGGCCAATTACCCCAGCTATGTACAGTCATATCTATACATTAAAAACAGCGCCTCAATCTAATTCCAAGGGAACTTGGTTTGGTTGGGACATTCACAAAAAAGAAATTGTGAAAGATGCTGCAATCTACGCTGAAGCTAAAGCCTTCGCGCAAGCAGTAGGTAGAGACGATGTAAAAATCGTCGAAGAGAACGAAGAGCAACAGGCTCCCGTCTCATCTGCTTACACAGCTTAAACACTAGGGCGGCGCAAGCCGCCCTTTTTACTACGGGAACAGAATGTCAGAGAAATTTAAAAATATATTTAAAGGGCTTAATATTGCCTATGGGAAATTTGTACCCGAAGACAAAGATGTCAACGGTAAACTAAAAGGTAAGAATCAAATTGTTAGGTGTCCCGACGGACTACCCGACGAACTTTGGGAAAGCCATTTAGACGGTACCGAAAGTTTAGGTGCTATACCTATTGACGAAAACAATCAATGTCGTTGGGGTTGTATTGACATCGACAAATACAATGGTTTTGATCACCTTGAATTAATCACAAAGATTCGAAAACATGGACTACCTTTGATCGTATTTAGATCTAAAAGTGGTGGTGCTCATGTCTTCATGTTTTTCACTGTTCCTGTGAAAGCAAGTCTTGTGCAATCTAGATTAAAAGAATTAGCTTCTTTTTTAGGTTGTGCAGGATGCGAGATTTTTCCAAAACAAGTTAAGTTGTTATTGGATAAAGGACAAACAGGAAACTATTTAAATTTACCTTATTTTAATGCTGAAGAGGGCGAACGTTACGCCATTGACGACCAAGGCAATCCTTGTAGTTTGGAGCAGTTCTATACTCTATACGATGTGTACGCACAGAAAAACGCAGATGTAGATTTTATTAAGTTAGAAGATTTTTTCCAAGACGGTCCACCTTGTTTAAACACTTTGCATCACAACGGTGTACCTGAAGGCGGTCGAGACGAGACCATGACGAATGTAGCGGTGTTTTATAAGAAGTCAGGTAACTCTGAATTTCTATTAGATTTATTGAGTGTCAATAAAAATATGTGTGACCCAGTCTTATCACAACAAGACATAGAGAAAATATATCGTTCAGTGTCTGGTAAAGAGTATGACTATGCTTGCAACAAAGAACCATTAGCTTCTAACTGCAATCGCCGAGAATGTATGAAACGTAAGTACGGCAAGGGTCAGATAGAAATGGAGATTGCGGCAACAGGGTTAGAGAAGTACGGTACCGAGCCGCCATTGTGGTTCTTATCATTAGAAGGGGAGCAATCATTAGAATTAGAGACCGAAGATTTACAAAACCAAAACCGTTTTCAAAAGAAATGTATGGAGCAGTTAAATAGTATGCCCGCACAGATGCCACCGGGACGTTGGCGAGAACGTATCCAAGCGTTACTGCAAAATGTTAGTGAGCCCGATGTGCAAGGGGTTAGTAATAAAGAAATTTTTATAGAGCATTTACGTGATTGGTGTACCAATAAAGGTGCGGCACAAGTGAAAGAAGAGATTATCTTAAACAAACCGTATCGTGATAACGGCAAACATTATTTTTTACTAGCGTCATTAGAAGATCATTTACAAAAGAAAAAGTTTACTGTCTACAATCGAAACAAGATGTCTAATATTTTAGAGAAAGAACTAAAAGGCAATCTCACTACCTTACGTATGCCAAAACCCGACGATAAGGAAAAGAAAATTAAAGTGTGGTCAATACCGGAGTTCACCGATGAGTTTGACGACATTGAAATAAACACACCCGACATGAAAGACAGAAAAGAGTATCAAGCAGAGTGACAAGCATAATAAAAGTTCTTGGGCCGCCGGGCACGGGTAAGACAACTACTTTACTTAATTATGTAGAAGACGCTATGGTTACAACCGACATTAAAAAAATAGGTTACTTTTCTTTTACTCGCAAAGCGGCCGAGGAAGCACGAGACCGAGCAGTCAAAAAGTTTAAGTTAGATAAAAAAGATTTTAGATGGTTCTCTACATTGCATTCTTGTGGNTATCATTCAATTGATTTAGAAGGTCGCGCGGTAATGCAGAAAGAACAATTTAAATCTTTTGGNGACAAGATTGGTTTCAATATGTCTAGTGTAGATTCCGAAACTGGTATATCAGAAAACTTTTATTTGAATGAGTATGCCTTGGCTAGAGCACGTGGCATTTCATTAGAGCAACACTACAGTAAGTACTCTGACCCTACGAGAATAAATTGGAAACAACTTAATTATGTTGCAGAAGCGTATGATTCTTACAAAGAAGAAAATGGTTTTATAGATTACACTGATATGCTCTACGAGGCAGTGAACGAAAACTTACTACCTCATCTAGACGTAGTGTTTATTGATGAAGCACAAGACCTAACCCCTTTGCAGTGGGCGATGGTAGAACATTTTGCTACTACTGCAGACAAATTATATTTAGCTGGTGATGATGATCAAGCCATCTATCGTTGGCTAGGTGCAGACGTAGAACGTTTTATTGAGTACCGTGGCAAAGAAATAGTTTTACCTAAATCTTATCGTTTGAAAAAATCAGTACAAGATTTTGCACAAAACATAATTAGTTTAACTAAGAATAGAATAGAGAAACAATGGGAAGCACGCGTCGAAGAAGGCTCAGTGTACTACCACCAAGTCATTGAAGGTGTTGATTTTTCTAAGGGAAACTGGTTAATTTTAGGTCGAGATCGTTTTATTCTAAAGAAACTTGAGGACGCTTGCCGTGAGCAAGGTCTGTGGTACGAACGTTTAGAACGCAAAAAATTTACTAAGCCTATAGCTAAACGAGTGTTTGATGCGATCATTGGTTGGAAAGAATTAAGCGAAGGCAGAGCCGTTGATAAAAAAACTTTAAAGAAAATATTTTTTTACAAACAAACTAAAGAAAACTTTCAAGATGTTTTTGATAAACTTAATGATAGTCAGCTGTATGATTTAGATACGTTGAAAGTTTTACTAGGACCATTTAGTGTAGGCAGTTGGTTACAAGCATTAGATAAAATTAATTTACATGATCGTGCGTACCTAATTAGATTAAACGAAAGTGACGAAGATATATTTTCAACACCAAGGATAAGAATATCCACAATACATGGTGCAAAAGGTGGTGAGTGTGATAAGGTACTACTAGCGACAGACATGAATGTAAAAACTTATAGCGAATACCGCAAGAGTGCGGACGACGAACAACGGGTGTTTTATGTTGGCGCAACTCGAGCCAAGGAAGAATTACATATATTACTACCACAAACCAATATGCACTTTATGTTATCACTATGACAAACGATGTATTAGACCCAGTTAACCACCCAAAGCATTATAAAAAAGGTGATATAGAGTGTATTGATGCGATTAAGTCTTGCTTAGGTGAGGGATTTAAGTATTATTTACAAGGTAGTGCCATGAAATATTTATGGCGTTACGAACATAAAGGCAAGCAAGTAGAAGATCTTAAAAAAGCTACTTGGTTTATACAGAAATTAATAGAGCTACATGAATCAAATTAATTTATTTACGTACAACGAACCTATTGAGTGGACGGCAAAGGAATATTTTCCAGACTTGTCTAAAGAAAAATTTATTGCCATTGACTTAGAGACGTGTGACACCAATTTAATTACGCACGGTTCCGGTTGGGCACGTGACGATGGTTATGTAACTGGTATTGCGGTAGCTACAGCAGAGTGGGAAGGCTACTATCCTATTGCACACAATGGNGGTAACCTTAATAAGAAGACCGTAGTAGAGTGGTTTAAAAAAGTTGCAGGCAATAACGCAGAGAAGATATTTCATAACGCTTCGTACGATTTAGGTTGGCTCAGACATATGGGTATAACCGTCAATGGTATCATACACGATACTATGATTTCAAGTGCGTTGATTGACGAGAATAGATATTCATTTACTTTGAATAGTTTAGCTAAAGATAAGTTGGGACGAACCAAGAACGAGAGCGGTTTAACGCAGGCGGCGAAGGCGCACGGAGTCGATCCAAAGAAAGAAATGTACAAGCTACCAGCTATGCACGTTGGCGAATACGCTGAGATGGATGCACGGCTTACCTATGATTTATTTCTATACAACCAAGAAGAAATTAAAGCGCAAAACTTAGAAGACATTTATGATTTAGAACGTCGATTGCAACCTTGTCTTATTGATATGCGTATGCACGGAGTTAGAGTTGATTTAGATGCGGCAGAAAAAGCACGTACAACATTGTCAGCACAAGAGAAAGAAGTTATGCATCAGATAAAGAAAACGTCTGGCCACGACATTGAAGTATGGGCGGCAGCTTCTATCGCTAAGGCTTTTGATCATTTAAATATAGCTTACCCAAGAACACCGAAGAGTGGTGCCCCAAGTTTTACGAAAAACTTTCTATCTAGTAACGAACATCCATTGGCACAGATGATCGTCGAGGCACGGGAAATAAACAAAGCTAACAGTACCTTTATTGAAACCATTCTACGTCACCAGCACAAAGGTCGTATTCATTCGGAAATACATCAGATGCGCAGTGATGATGGGGGGACGGTCACCGGTCGTTTTAGTTACTCCAATCCAAATCTACAACAGATACCAGCACGAAACCCGTTAATTAAAAAGATTATAAGAAGTCTTTTTGTACCTGAACGCGGCAAACGTTGGGGCACATTTGATTACTCACAGCAAGAACCACGGTTAGTCGTACACTATGCCCACACTGACGGTTTAGAAGTTGGTAAGATAGTGGAAGGTTATCGCAAAGGCGAGGCTGACTTTCACCAGATGGTAGCCGAGATAGCTCAAATACCACGAACCCAAGCTAAGACAATTAACCTTGGTTTATTTTACGGCATGGGTAAAAACAAACTTATGACGGAACTAGGTATTGACAGCAAAGAAGCTGAAGAGATTATCAACACCTACCAAAGTCGAGTGCCGTTCGTGAAGCAATTAACGAAGAACTTAATGATTGAAGCAGAAGCACGTGGCAAAATCAAAACTTTGAAAGGTCGTATATGTCGTTTTCCTTTCTATGAGCCAAGGGAGTTTGGTAAAAAAGGTTTCTACAAGACTAAAGAAGAAGCTATAGAGGAAGAAGGTGAGGGACAATATAAACGCGCTGGTACTTATAAGGCGTTAAACAAGTTAATTCAAGGTTCTGCGGCAGATCAAACTAAACAAGCAATGGTAGATTTATACGAACAAGATGGTATTATACCACATATACAAGTGCACGATGAACTTAATATATCGGTAGATAACGAAAAACAAGCAAAGGAAATTGCACGTAAAATGGAAACATGCGTAGAGCTAAAGATACCTAGTAAAGTAGACTATGCGTTAGCAGATAACTGGGGCGATGCGAAGTAATGGAAGACAATATAGTCAATGTTTCGGTATGTCCGGGTTGTCATAAACTAACTACCATGAAAGTAACGTGTGAAGAAGAAAGTTTGTTCTATTGCAAATTATGTTTTGAGCCATTCAAACAATTTAAAAATGGTAAACTAGTCTATGTACCTATNGGTATTGCCCGTGCAATGAACAATAAAATATCTTTTGTATTTACTCCCGAGTCGTCACTACAAGATTCTATTAAAAACGATTTAGATGATTTCGATGAATCTGAGTTCGAGTTTGAATTTGAGTACGACCCCGAGATTGACCCCGACGAATTAAATTAGTCACCTAACTCTGACATTCGATCTAACATAACCCCAACTACAGTAGATGGTGTACCATCCGAACGATAAGTAGCACACGATCTTAAATCCTCTAACGGCGTACCGTTTTGTAAAGACACTGATACTAACCTACCCACTTCAGTCAAAATATCCGGACGTTCGGTGCCAGCTTTACCGCCACCCGACATCCATGCTTCTTTAATACCACCGCCATCAAAAGATACGGTTAATAAGTACGGGGTGCCGTTGTTATCACGAATTGTTTCTTTGTAACACGGTCTACGATTATCTAATTCTGTGCGCATATTGCAATGTCTCCCATTTTCTACGTAAGCATACCACGGATTTTTGTTGGGCACTAGTCAAACGCGCAAACTGCCCGGTATGCATAACTCTTTGGTAATGATTGACCGCAGCGGATACATGGCCTTTGGTCAGTTTAGTCGGCGAAGGTGTAGCGTTGTGAAAATACTTATATTTTTGCTTTCGTTGGTCGTAATGCACGACAATATTATCGATATGAGTCATATTATTCCTTTCTAGTTGACATTTAACTCGTATTATACTATATATCATAGCATAATACAATAAAATATGGAGGTTTCCATGATTTTTGAAGATAATGTAACGTTACAAAACACTGCTGTAATGGGTGAAGATGCGATTAAGTTAGCAAATGAGAACAATTTTTTGCGTAACCAAAATGATGCATTGCGAGAAAAACTAAAGGAGCTACAAGTTTCTTTGGAACAAGCTCTTGGACCCCAGTACAACAGCATTAGTTAACGTAAAAAAACAAGAAAGGAAAAATGATGCCTGACATCAACCGCTACACGTCTGTCTCTATTACAAAGAAGGCACACAAAGAACTAACTTTAGTACAAAAAGCTATGTCTAAAGAATTTGGCGCAGATCTATCTCTAGCTAAACTCATAGAACACTTAGTAAGCGATAAAAGCAAAGCACTGAAATTGAATGGTCATTCAGAATAACACATCTTTGATCACCGCTAAATACCCGTATGGCGACGTACGTCGAAAGACGGTCAACGGGCGCAGGCATTACGAGGGTGAAGGTAAGTTTTTACCCTCTGTAACAACTATTCTATCACAAACAAAAACTAAAGCTGACTTAGCTGGTTTAGAACGTTGGAAACAACGGGTCGGTACGGAACAAGCCGAAGCTATAAAAAACCAAGCGGCTTCAGTAGGTACGGCAATGCACAAGTTTCTTGAGTGCCACATCCAAGGCGTAGGCTATGATGACCAAACTAACATCGGAGTTATCGGCAAACGCATGGCACAGTTAGTTATTAAAAGCGCGCTACCATCTATGGACGAGTATTGGGGTACGGAAGTAACTTTATATTACCCAACTTTTTACGGTGGTACCGCAGACTGTGTGGGGGTATGGCGCGGTCAACCAGCAATCATAGATTTCAAACAAACTAACAAACCAAAAATTGAGAAGTACGTGCAAGATTACTTTATGCAACTTGCCGCTTACGCAATGGCCCACGACGCATTGTACGGCACTAAGCTAGAAGCGGGAGTAATTTTGATGGCNTCACGTGGCATGAACTTACAGATATTTACTATTAATGGCGATCGTTTTAATGATTACAAGTATCAATGGTTGAAACGTTGTGAAAAATATTTTAATTTAGGAGAATAAGAATGGTTAAGTGGACAACAAAAGAGTTGGTGACGCGATTGGAAAAGTTTTGTGAAAGTCCAGAAGGTGCGAACGCTAGGGTGTCGTTAGCGGTACCGTTAGGCTTTGGATCTAAACCCAATACCTCATTTGATATACGTAAAATAGACCTAGTGCCCAATGAAATTATTGGTGCAAGCGAAAAATATAGATTAATAATTGTGATACAGGAATTGTAATGAGAAAAGCTAAGTCGTATTCGAGCCACGAAGCCGGACCGAAAAAACGTACCAGCATTGGCAACTCTATCCGTTCGCGACCGAAGCACAAACACAAACGACGCATGAAAAAAAGTTATCGCGGGCAGGGCAGACGATGCAACTAGTACCCTACCTAACGAATAAAATATATATTTGGTCAGGCAAGGTACATAGCTGGGCATGGACTAAGCTCTATGGCAAACGACAAAAGTAAGACGTTCGCCGAACACTGGGACGCCGAACTTAAACTATTGGATATGAGCTATCAACAGTCCCGCCAACAAAAACACGAACGGTTAAAGAAATTAAAAAAGAAGATTGACAAGTCTAGCAAATAGCATTATAAAGGATAGTAAGGCCAGTCAAGGTAGGCTGAAGACCCCGCAGAGTGATTAAAAGTAATGTAGTTCCGGGGTATACAAATAGGAGGGGACTTTGTCCCCTCAGTGTTAACAGAAAGGATAACTATGAAGAAGACTGGAATCAAATGCGTAACGTGTGGCGAGTATGTCACCCTCGATTATTGCTACGACTATGATTTATGTTTAGAGTGTGGGCCCATGCGCCCTAAAGACAAGGTCAATGTTGAGGCGAAGTTCTACACACAACTACGTAAAAAGACTGATGCATAAGTTCGTATTAGAGGTGCTGATTATCACGGCAGTGTTTATTGGGATCAATATTGTGATCAAAACGACGTTGGAAGCGGCAGAATTATACTGCTACGACGGNGATACCTGCTACCTAGCAGGCGAACCNCTACGGCTGTTGGGAGTCGATACGCCGGAAATCCATAGTCCAAAATGCGAGGCGGAATTAGCGTTTGGTATCGCAGTCCGAAATTATGTGAACGAGTGGATTGCTACGGCAGATGACGTACGGGTGGTGCGCTCTGGTATACATGGGTACTATGGCAGAGCTCTGGTGGACGTGTATATTGATGGTCAAAACATGGCAAAAACCCTTATAAACCGCGGTCTTGGGGCGCCGTACGTCGGTCGCCGAACGACGGACTGGTGTTGAAGTTATATAAGGTATAAAATAATAAATATTAGAAAATAAATATTTTGTAAAATAAACATGGATACATGGGATACATGTACTCAATAGAGTAAAATATGTTGAAATATAAGGAATTATTAGAGATATATGTATACCAATATGTATCCAAAATGTATACTTTGAACAGTATACATTTTACGTTTGCAAAACTTACTTTTGGAAAATTAAATTGTAATAAATATGCTGTATTCCTTATATGAAACTTGTGCTAACAATAGTGTATGTGATCGGCTCGTTGCCTGTGGGGCATGTAGATAGATTACAGTATGTAGATTATAAAACAAATAATTGCGAGGAAAGTTATGCAAGACAAATTACCCAAAACCAAGACTGGAACGAAGCGCACCAAAAAATCGCCGTCGGCTATGTCTGCCAACAAGAAAAAACTTTTAACTAGTATTACTACTGTCCAAGCTCCCGAAGGTGAACCGACGCAGGTTAAGGTTGGTTATCGTGATATAAAAATAGAATGGATCACACCCGATTTTAAAACCGATACCTTGACTGATTGTTTTGGTTGGTACTTGGCTAGAGAAGGTAAGATCCAAGTACAGAACTCATTGGGTGGTCAAGAAAAAGCTAACACCGTATTACATGAAGTATTGCATGCTTGCGTTTATGGTAGTGGTTTAAATCAAGCAGGTGGTGCACTTAAAGAAGAAGATAGTGAAGAGATTGTAGTCAATCAAATTACTAACTATCTTATGGGAGTGTTTAGAGATAACCCGTGGTTTCTTGATTACTTGAAGAAAAATATTAACGAGCCTAGTTAATTTTCTTTTTGTCTTTAGGCACAGGCACTTCCTCTGCTTGTACATCAATGATTTTCATTTCACGCATTAAGTCAGCAATCTTTTCGTCTACCTCTTGGTCTGTTAGCTGATCTAGTTTGCCATGCTTAATAATCTTTTGATCAATGTATAAACCAGCTGCCTTGCCTCGCGCAATTTCTGCGTTAACGGCTGCTGAATAAGAACCTGCTGTTAAAGCTATGTCTCTTATCTCTTGTAGTTTTTTAAAATGCTTGCCTGAAGTAACCTGATATTTTTTCTGTAAATCTTCACGTTCTTGTTTGATGCGTTCAGCAACTAGTGGGTAATACTTTGGGTTTTGTAGCATGGAGGCTTTCGATCGAGCACTAGCTTCAGGGTACCCCGCTTTAATTGCCGCTTCCGTTGCGGTAATCTCGCCTTCATTGTACACCAATTCTTGTATAAAAATAATTTGTTTGCCTGTAAGTCTGCTTGGTACGCCCATTAGTCCTCCTTGTTTCGCTTGTCCCTTTTGCTTGCGCTTGTCCCTTTCGCTTGTCGCTTGTCGCTTCCCATCAACAAAAATAATTCTGCTGAAATTTTATTTCGTAAGCTAGTGTAGGGAGAAAAAACTGTCTTGTATGTCATGACTAACTACCTACTATATATAGTAGCACTTGTCAATGTAAAATAAATAGCATTATGCTATTGACATTAGTTAAAAATTCATATCTAATAAACACATTAATTAAATAATAACGAGGGGACTAACAATGGACAACGACGAAATGACCCAAGCGATCGGGAGCGATAATTTCAAGCTATGGAGCAGAGAAGTAATTAAACATTTTTCAGCACCTTTTGATTATAATTTTGATTGTACTTTTACTGATGAGTTAATTAAAATTGTTTATAAAGATGAATTTTGTGAATGCGGTAATCCTAAAGCTATTTTAATCTGTAAGTACACGAAAAAAAGTAATCTATGGTTTATTACTTACGACAGTAGTTTTATTGATTTAACGCCGTATGAGATATTAAGTTTTAATGACATGAAGGAGAAAAAAAATGTTAACAAGAAAAAAAGAAGAAGAACACAAAATAAAATGGGCTGATAATTATGTAGATGATGACGGAGTATCTTACGATATATGGTATTGCAATACTTGTGATACTGACATTGATGACAAAGTACAAGAAATGGAAATGCACGAATGTAAAAAATCAACAAAGGAGAAAACATGAAGATACTACGAATATGTAGACAAAGTTGGGGTGAAACAGTGTTTGAAGATAAAGAAGATTTAAGAACTTCTTTAATTGATTTACACATGGACGAAGTTACAGCAGATGAGGAGTTTACTCCTAAAATGTTGCAACAACATAAGTCAAGTACACTTGACGAACTTTGTAATATGTTTGATTGGGATTATGAAGAAATAACAGATGAAAAAGCTTTAAAGTATAACGACTAACTTTAGAATAATTCTAAAAATGTAAAAAAAGTCTTCGTAGGAAGCACGAGGATTAACGAAAAGAAAGTAAGACGACCCATAGCACCCCCTAAATCGGGGTGTTATGATAAAAATAGAAAGGAATAATTATGTCAGATAAAATACAATTAAAAAAGAGGTTAAGCAAATGAGTAACCCCTTTTCACAACCAAACGATATAACAGAAGACGAGCTAACAGAAGCAATAAGGATATTGTGTGATTTTGTTAATGACCATCACGAGAAAGACGTTAGCAAAAAAGTTCGTAGTGCAGTAATATATTTAGACAAAGCTATGGCAGATGACGAATTAGTTATGGTGTATTACCCATGAGTAAAAAAACAATAGAGTGGATTAAGGATTGGTTAAGAAATAATGTTGACGACCCCGACGAAACCCCCGAAGGATTGTCTGAAGATAGCTTAAATTTATTAAACAAGATTGACGAGTGGGAGAAAGAAGAAAAGTACAATACAAAACGTTATGACAATGCATAAACTACATCTAGTGATTTATTTTAACCGACCTACTACATCTAGTTTGACCAATATGCTTTATTATGCTATTTTATATACATTAATTAAATAGAAAGGAATAACAATGCACACTTTAAAATTTAAAAACAACGATAACTTACGTAAGTTAGCACAACAGACTTTA